ACGTCCAGTTAGGTGCTACAGGTGCGCTTCGTCTAGCGGATCTTGACTCTAGTAACTACATAGGTATCAAGGCTCCCAATACGGTAGCGTCTAATGTTACTTATACGCTTCCGAGTGCTGATGGTTCTAACGGTCAGGCACTAACAACAAACGGATCGGGAACGCTTGCTTGGACTTCGTTGTCTGCGACTCCTGGTGGATCAAGCACTCAGATTCAGTTCAATAGCTCAGGGTCTTTTGGTGGCTCATCGAACCTAACTTGGGACGGCGTAAACGTCCAACTAGGCGCAACTGGTGCTATGCGGTTTGCTGACACCGACTCTAGTAACTACATCGCGCTTAAGGCTCCTGGAACGGTTGCAGCTAACGTCACATTTACATTACCCAATGCTGATGGAACGTCGGGCCAGTTCCTTAAGACCGACGGTTCTGGTGCGTTGTCTTGGTCTACACCCGCGGGCGGTGGTGATGTAACTGGCCCAAACTCATCGACAGATAACTTCATTGCTGTCTTTAACGGTACAAGCGGCAAAGCAATCAAGCAGAGTTCTGCGCTGTACTGGACGAGTGTTTTAGTAGGCCAGGGTTATCTAGCAGCAGACGGTTCTGTCTATGCAGATGGGATTATCGACCTTGTAAACACGGGTGGATCTGGTAAGGGTGTCAAGCTAACCTACGGTTCTTCTGGAACAGCCTCGGTTACGCTTAAGGCTGCATCGTCAGGAACGACGACACTGACATTCCCGTCTAGCGCAGGCTCTAACGGTCAATACTTATCTACTGACGGTTCTGGTAACTTATCATGGGCAACTGTAAGCGGTGGTAGTTCTACAGCGCAAAACTACGCATGGTTTCTTAGTTAAGGAAAGATAATGGGAACTTTAGTTCTTGACGCAACCACGAAAACGATACAGGCAGTAATGTCTGGGGCTGCGGCTACCAGTAACCCTGAGTTTACGGTTGCTTATGCTGACAGTACGTCATCAACGCTTACGGAAGGCGCAAGCGACGGTGCTCTTAACGGAACAACTGCGGTAACGCTTGTATCTTCTCCTGGGTCGTCCACGAGAAGGGTGGTTAAGTGGATCACCATCCAAAACAAAGATACAGCAGCGGTAACCGTTACGCTGACCTATAACAACTCTAGCGGGTCTACGAGTCGTCAGATCGCAAAGGTGACGCTGGCTGCTAATGACACCTGGACAACAGACGGTGTTTACGATGCGTCTGGAAACTTAAAGACCGTTCCTGGCTCAGTTAACTTAGCAACGCAGGTAACAGGAACGCTTCCGGTAGCCAATGGTGGCACAGGCGTAACGACATCGACAGGATCGGGCAACACGGTACTTTCTACGTCACCGACTTTAGTGACACCTGTATTAGGAACCCCAACGTCAGGGACGTTAAGTAACTGTACGGTTGACGGAACTAACTCTGTAGGCTTTAGAACCGCCCCTCAGACATCGGGTGGATCTAGTTCTTACACGTTGGTTCTAACCGATTCTGGCAAGCATGTCATCTTTACGGGTGGATCAACGGCTACTTTGACAGTACCGACTAATTCCTCGGTAGCGTTTCCTGTCGGCACAGTCATTCTTGTTGTTAATGACAACTCAGGCAACCTAACGATCTCCGGTGCTGGTGTTACTTTCCAGTTGGCTAACGGAGCGACGGGAAACAGGACGGTAGCGACAAAGGGTTTAGCGACTTGCGTTAAAACCGCAACCGACACTTGGTATGTTTCTGGAGCGGGGGTAACCTAATGGCTGGCGCACTTACAGCAGCGATTGCCGCAGCATTTGCCGGAGGGGTAACTGCCGACCCTTACTTTGAATACACCACGCTATTGCTTCCTGGCTCTGGAACCAACGGCGCACAGAACAATACGTTCTTAGACGGTTCTACCAATAACTTCACCATCACCCGCAACGGCAACACCACACAAGGCACTTTCTCACCGTTTAGTCAGACGGGGTGGAGCGGTTCTTTCAACACAAGCACAACGTACTTAACGGTTACAGACACTTCAAACCTACGTTTTGGTAGCTCAAACTTTACGATTGAAGCATTTGTTTATCGTGCTGCAAGCGGAGCGACACAAACAATTGCTAGCAAAGGAGCGTCTACACCAACAGGTTGGGTTTTCCAGATTAGTTCGGCAGACAAATTAGTCTTTACAGACACAAGCACAAGCATTACCGGAGCAACTTCATTAGCAGCTAATACATGGTACTACGTTGCGGTTGTTCGCGCCGGAACTGGATCAAATCAAACCACGTTGTATGTCAATGCGGTATCAGACGCAACAGGAACGTCTGCGACTACCTTTAGTCAAACAGACAACATGAAGATTGGTGCTGATCGTAGCAACACAAATTTTGCTAACGGTTATATCTCAAACTTAAGATTAAGTAATACAAACAGGACAATTTCAAGTACACCGACTTCTGCGTTGGCAGCAGACTCTAATACTATTTTCTTAGGGCTTTACAACAACAGATTCCAGTACACAGACAGCACTGCTGCGTTTACAAATATGACTGTTACGGGGACTCCCTCCGTACAAGCCTTCTCCCCATTCAACCCCACCTCAAGCTGGTCTGCTACGACTAATGGTGGGTCAGGGTATTTCGATGGGAGTGGGGATTATTTGAGTGTTGCGGATAATGATGCGTTTGCTTTAGGTAGTAATAACTGGACAATTGAATGTTGGGTGTACCTTACAAATACTGTGTCAGCGGCACAATCATTTGTAGCGCAGGTTGCGAGCAGCGGCGCTGATGCTACTGTCGGTTTTGTATTAGGCATCTCATCTTCTGGTTATCCATTCATAGCTTCATATATAAACGGCGCTTACACGGCAGCAACGGCTTCGACGGCAATCACTACTAACCAATGGTGGCATATTGTTGGTGTTCGCTCTAGCGGTACGATGTCTGTTTTTGCCAATGGGTCAAGATACGCAACTACATCTGTAACAGGTTCAAGTGTAAATTCAACTGCTGTTGTAAGTATAGGAGCATCACAATCTGGATCAGGCGCTTTGACAACTGGGTATATATCAAGCGCAAGGATTGTCAACGGAACAGCAGTCTACGATCCGACACTAACCACACTAACCGTCCCCACAGCACCTCTCACCAACATCACCAACACATCCCTCCTCCTCAACTTCACCAACGCTGGTATCTACGATGCTACGTCTAAGAATGACTTGGAGACGGTAGGGAATGCTCAGATAAGCAATGCAGTAACCCCACAGTTTGGTAGCACGAGTATTAAGTTTGATGGGACTGGGGATTGCCTTATTGTTCCCAATAGTTCTATTGTTTCAATACAAGGCGACTTTACGCTTGAGTCTTGGGTGTATTTGGCTGCGGCAATATCTTCTGGTGGGTATGGAACGATTTGTTCGAAATATTCTGCCGGATCTCTTGGGGCAGATGACGCATGGCAGTGGTACATCCAAAACAACGCAGGAACAATGCAAATTGTTTTTGGCCCAGTTTCTGGTTCTAGCGAAACAACGATGACTTTTATAGTTACCGGAGCTTCGTCAACCTTGAACGGCGTTTGGAATCATATAGCTGTAACACGGAGCGGTAATTCCATAAGATGTTTTTTCAATGGTACACAAATAGGAACTACGCAAACTTATAGCTCGACTATAAATGTTGGGACTAACGCTGTAACCGTTGCAGCAAGAACGCCAAGTTCTCCAGATTTGTTTTTAAATGGTTACATTCAAGATTTACGAGTTACAACGGGATACGCTCGCTACACAGCCAACTTCACTGCGCCAACAGCAGCGTTTCCCACGTTATAGGACTAGACCATGCAATACTGGACAAAGAACGGGTCTATCCCGAGCACTGAAACTGATGGCACTGAAGGCTGGCAACCGGCGCCAGAGCCTCCGACAGATGTTCCTGATGGTAAAGAGTTGGTATGGCTAAACTGGGAATGGATCATCAGAGACCCTAAGCCAGCAGATAGAGCGGGTTTCCAGTGGAACTGGAACCATGCAGACAGGACTTGGGTAGAGAGTGCTTGGCAGACATCTCCAGAGGCTTTGCAAGAAACTTTGCCAGAATTGCCAGTTCTGACAGAATTGCCAGTTAGCAACTTAACGACATCTCAAATGCTATGACACCCGAACAGAAGTCAGACGTACTGGTAGAGGTTGCAAAAGCAACTCCTCCTGTAGCTATTACAACGGCTGTGACTGTTGGTGGTCTGACTCTGAATGAATGGGTGGCAGTTGCTACCTTGCTCTACATTGTGTTACAGTCCGGCTGGCTTGTCTGGAAATGGTTCCATGCCATAAAAGATAAGAAGAATGAAGCACAATCTTCCAATAGTTAAAGTAGTTTGGGAAGATGCCTGCCACGACACTTTGGGTTGGGGTGATAGCCCAGAGAAAGCCAAGGACTTTCAGGTTCCGCTTGTTGTCTCGATAGGATTCTTGTTAGCAGAGACCAAGCAGGGCGTGAAAATTTGTCAGTCATTGACTGACGACGCAATTGCTCAGTCTTTGGTGATTCCGCGCAAGATGATCCAGAGCATAGAGCGCGGAGCTTGGCGTGAGAAAAAAGTCGGAAGATGAAGAGTTCATCGCAGTCTGGAAAGAACTAGGTAGCCCAACTAAGATTTCAGACCGTATCGGTCTTACCCTTCGCAATGTGTACGAGCGACGAAGGGCAATCGAGAAGAAATACAACATCCTTCTCCCTACAAAGGACGCTCGTTTTACCCTACCCGAAAATCGTAGACGAGCGACACTAGAAACTGAAGGCTATGTGATCGTATTCTCTGACGCTCACTTTATGCCTGGTGAGCCATCTGCGGGGTTCAATGCCCTGCTTAAAGTTATCAAGACCCTAAAGCCAAAAGCGATTATCGCAAACGGAGATATTCTCGATGGCGGAACTATCTCCAAGTACGGCCCTATGGATTGGGAGCCAGTCACAAGTTTACGAGATGAACTCGAAGCGGTTCAGTGGCACATGGATCAGATCGTCAAGGCTTGCAAAGGTCTAGGAACTTTCTTACATCGAACCACAGGTAACCATGACATACGGTTTGACAAAAAATTAGCTGGATCTGTCCCTGAGTTCAAAGGCATCCAAGGCACGACGCTCAAAGATCATATACCTGAGTGGTCTGTTAGTTGGTCGGTGATGGTCAATGACATCTGCATGATTAAGCATAGACTCCAACATTCAGGTATCCACTCTGGCTACAACAATACCTTGAAAGCAGGTATCTCTACGGTCTCAGGGCATACCCATCTTTTGGAAGTCAAAGGATGGGGCGACTATCGAGGACGTAGATACGGTGTATCTACAGGGATGCTTGCAAATCCTGATGGTGGTCAGTTTTCTTACATCGAGGACAACCCTGTTCCTTGGTGTCAAGGCTTTGCTGTCTTGTGTTTCAGGGATGGTTTACTCTTGCCTCCTGAACTCGTCGAAGTTATCGATGGGACAGCGTACTTTAGGGGTCAAGCCGTTGGCTAACTTTGAATCTGCTTACGACAAGATGATGGAGGACGAGGGAGGTTACGTCCTTCACGAAGTCCAAGGCGACCGAGGCGGTCAGACTTATGCGGGTATTGCTCGCAAGATGCACCCCAAATGGGAGGGCTGGCAGCATATTGACTACCAAGAAACGCCACCAACACAGTTAGTCCGAGACTTCTATAAAGAGAACTTCTGGGACAAGATCAAAGGCGATGATTTAACGCATGACGTTATAGCCTCGTCGCTATTTAACTTTGCTGTCAATGCTGGCGTACCTGTAGCCATCAAACTTGCCCAGATATGCGTCAAAACGGCCCCAGACGGCGTTATCGGGCCCAAGACTATATCAGCACTCAACCAAGCTAATCCAGAGCTCTTTGTGGCCTATTACGCGCTAGCAAAGATTGCTCGTTATCGAGACATTGTTACCCGTGACAGAAGCCAGATGAAGTTCATGTTGGGTTGGATAAACAGGACGCTCAAGCTATGAACCTGCTCGGAATCTCTTCCATCGTTGATAGCGTCGGAAAAGTTATCGGAGACCTGCACACATCCGATAAGGAACGCATGGAGCTTGAGCTTGAAGCCAAGCGTATCGACCAGGCGATAGACCTCGGTCAGATGGAAGTTAACAAGGTCGAGGCAGCTAACCAGAATATGTTTGTTGCTGGCTGGAGGCCTGCTATCGGTTGGGTTGGGGCTGGCGCGATGTTCTACCAGTTTCTTCTTTATCCGCTTTTAGTCTGGGCATGGACTTGGATGCAGGCAGAGCAGATTGTCCCGCAAGAGGTAAAGCCTCCTCCCATGCTCGATACCGACGCTTTGTGGGTGATTCTTAGCGGTATGCTTGGGATCGCTGGGATGAGGAGTTTTGAGAAGAGCCGCGGTGTTGCGCGGTAACTTCGTCTCGCACCATCTGGCCAATCTTGTCACCGTGTACTTTGTCGATCTTCTCAATGATCGGAAGCCGTTTGCTTTTAGCTAACTTTAAGATCATCTTTGCCCAGTCTTGAACGACGTGCGGCAACGCTTGGTTATACGCTGCCGTTATCTCCTCTACGTCTGACGACTTAACTTGTTTGATAAGGTTGATCCACGACATTCCTGATCGACCACTCCTTAAACGCTCTGTGTTTTGCCATTGTGTCTTGGCACTCGGTTGACGGAGGTATCCAGCCGTGTTCTCTCCAGATCTCCTCGACAAGCCTGAAGCGTTCTTTCCTCGTCTGAGTCTTGATTAAGTCTTGCCAACTCATAATAAGCCTTTCGGGAACGGATAGACTGCATCAGCGTGAGGAGTCCCAGGCCTCGGTGCATTGAAGAACCTCCGTTTTTCCAACTCTGTAGGCTTCCAGAAGCACTCTGGAGCCTCAGACTTGATGATGTGAATGATTCTCTCAAGTACGGGAGAGTCATCAGAAATGTTTGCTGGTCTTTTAGCAAACGCCTTTTTCAGCATGGTTTGGTGGTGTACGCTTAACATGGCTAGAACGGTACTGAATCGTCGTCATCGACTTTGGTTGATCTTACTTCCGCGTCTTTCTGCTGGAACTTTAGCCCCAGATACTTTCCGTCTGAACCTTCGTTAACCCAGCCAGAGATCCAGTATTCGACATTGTTAATCATTGCTGAACCTCTGTAATCTGGGTGCACATCCTTCTCCTTCTTCTTGTTCTTGCTGATACTTCCCGTTAGTTCTTTTGGCATAATTTTGCTTCCATTTGAGTAACTTCGTTGAGAAAAGCAACCAGATCAGCCTCGATCTTGGTTAGCTCTTCCGGCTTTGGCTCGTAACGTACGATGAATAACTGTAGATGTTCAGGAAGTCTTGGGTCGAACGAAACAAAGTCGCACCAAGTCCTACCTGTCACGAGCATTTGAGTGAGCATTTGCGGTTTGTATTTAGCGGGAACCTCCTTAGAAAGTAAGTAATCGACATGGGTGTTTGAGTTGGGACACTTAATCTCAATCAATCCAGACCCTGCAAAGCCGTCAGGAGACGCTCCAAGCCACTTAATCGACTTGTGGGTATGAAATCCTGTCTGCTCGACGAAATGCCCTGTATGGACTTCGTAGGCTGCTCTGGCGACAGGTTCTTGCTCTGTACCCCATTGCATATAAGTATTTGTATAAGAATCGCTTTGTAGGCCCGTCAGACGCTCTGTGACGAGTTGAATCTGATAGTTCCTACGCGTAGCCGTTCCTTGTTTCGCAAGCACGTCTGAGGCTCTGCTAGCGGTTAGGTGGCCCAGTCTTGCTTTGTACCAATCATCAGTTCTTTGTTCCATGTTGCACCTTTAGTATCCCTCGTTCGATCATTGCTTGCATTGTGTTGATGTACGCTTGGTTCCAGAAGTCTCGACGTTCTTCGCGAGACATGTCTTTCCCTTGGTCTAAGTATGAGTGGCAACGAAAACAAAGAGATGCTACTAAAGCATCAGAGACCTTAATGCCCATGCCTTTGCCTTGATTTCGGTGGGCAGCGACTACAGTCCCATCTTCACAAAAACACGCTCCACAAGGCAGATGCCTACAAGCCTCAAGCAGTTTTTTGTTTATGTACATTCAATTTCCTTAAATCAAGTTCAGCGTCTTTCATCTCATCCGTCCAGATCAAGCCCTTCTCTAGCGCGTACTGTAAAAGTTGCTCTACCATGTCCGAGAACTCCGAGACCGTAAGCGAAGCAGTAGAAGGTTCAATCTCTTTTACCTGACCACCAGGGAGTTCGACGACACGAGAAGGCAAAAACCTCGTCTTGGCCCACTCATGCCAGATGTCTTGTGTGTATTGCTGGCCCATTAACTGTTCCGCGCAAGCTGTCAGGATCGACCAATAGAATCGATTCTGAGCCGCTGTACGAGGTGGTTTGGAGATAGTTACCATGTAGCCTAGTTCCGTGGCTTCTATGGCCTCTATGACCCTCCTGCGGTCATTCTCAGTGGTTAGTATTGATCTCATTTCTCAGATA